CGTTAATGGAGAGTTGAAGATGTCGGTGTTTGACCAAGTCTGGTCTGCTCGACTCCCTTCTAAGACTCCAGGTTCCCCGCTGGTTTTCAAGTACGCCAACAACGCCGCTTGTGAACCAATCAAAGCGGAGTTCTATGAGTTGGTTAACTTTCGTCTTCAAAACCTTAAGAGCCTAGGCGAACGCCTTTGGCTCGGCAAGAGTTTTGATGTAGACATCAGCAACGCTGAACGCGTTTCTTTCGTCCGCAGTGGTTTGATGGACCCTGTGCTTGTCGGAGTTAAATCCGAAGGCCGGGCTCTTAAGAAAGTGCCACGACTCATCTCCCTCGTCTCCGCGGTTGACAACCTAATATGTCGTGTTCTGATGCATAACGCTTTGCAAGAAGAACAGACTACCAAGGAAGTCTTCATCGCGACTCAGCTCGATCTTGTGACTCAAGAACGCACAGCTGAGCGATTTAAGGAGTTCAAGGAGCACGGGCCGCTTGTTGGTTCTGACTGTAGAGGGTGGGAGTACTCCGTTTCGAGTTCCGATCAGTACGCCGGCATGTTTATGCAGGCGCGCAAAATGGACCTCATCACTCCTGAGGGCGAGCTAAAAGGCGACACTAGTCACTTTTATTCGCTCTTAGGGTTCACCTACCTCCTCGTCAACCGCGTCACTCAGTTGCCCGAGGGACAGCTAGTCTTAGCTGCTCCGGGGCAAATGCCTTCCGGGGTTCTTTTCACGTATGAGAAGAACAGTTACATTCGAACAAACCTCTCCGACAACGTCAGTTACGACATTACCGGCGTTGGAGTTAAATACTCTCTCGCCGCAGGGGACGACAGTCTGGACAGCAATGAGTACTTCAGCGTTTCACACGCTCAGGAGGCTCATGCGTTGTACGGATACGTCGTCACCGACGTTAACTTCGACAACAGTGCTTTCGAGTTTTGCTCGACCTTGTTTACCAAGGATGGTAGCTACGGAACTAACATTGAGCGTTCCGCGTACCATATGATGCTGAAGGGTTACTCTGAGGAGGACATGTGTACTTTCGAACGATTGTACTACAACCACCCTGAGTATCAGAAAGTGTTCGACATTCTCGTTAGCAGCCAGACGATGCTGTTAGAGAGAAGAGCCTCCCTCATCAACGACGATGAGGAGGAGGAGGCGTTCACGCCTCGACAAAAACTCACTGTGTGTTAACGGTGCTTGCACCTTTTGTTAGTAGGCGTTAAGTGTGTGTATGTTAGTTGTTGAGTGGACGAATTGTCCAAACTTATTGTACTATTTTACTATTTTACTTTACTTTATTAGACCGAAATGTCTATAAACTATTGTCAGCCTACTTAGTCGTCCTGACGCTTCACAGCATTCACCTTCCGGTAGGGGGAGGTGATTTAGAAGATATTATATGTCTTCATCTATGACAAAACCGAAAGTCGTCAACAAAAAGCAAAAGAAGAAATCTTCTACTGCTCTAGTTGTTCAACCTAAAGTCCGGAAGCCTAGTTCCGATTTGCTACACGCAGTATGTGGTCTAACTGACCCATTTTGTGCGCACGCTGTTGGAGCTAAGTATCCCGATCCGTCATCCTTACGAACTCTTCCATTTTCTCGAAGATCTCGTACCGTCCTTACTTCAGATTCAGCTGGGGTGAAAAACATTTTGTTCTTTCCTCAGTTGGGTCACTGGAGCACGCCGGCTGCTCTGACTTATGTCGGAAACGCTGTGACGGCGTGGGATGGTCTCGGTGCTGTACCCTATATTAGTGGTGCGACTGCGTATAGAATCGTCTCTTGTGGAGTTAAGATTAAGCACATTTGTGCTCCTCTAACTGCCTCTGGGACCATTCACGTACGCTCTTTCGCTGTTGATAATGGGTCTTCTGTAGTGGCCGTAGATACTACGACGTACAATTGTGCTAGTAGTATCGACGTTCCAATCCAGGACGCCGACGAAGTTGTTGTTGTTTTGCAGCATACAACTCAGATGCCGCAGGTGTTTTACACCGTGGATAGCGAATCATCAACCGTTGCGGGTGCTACTTGTAGGGGCTTTGCTCCTATAACTATCTCCTTATCTGGTTGTCCTGCTTCGACGCCTATGATATCAGTAGAATTCTTCACTCATTTTGAGTTAGTTTTCGACGATTCTAGCGAGTTGTCGCAAGTTGCTACGCCATCTCCTCCGTTTAATCCAGCCGTCGTTGCTGCTACGTCGAGGGTTACCTCGACTTTAGTTCCAATGATGGCCAGAGGGGCGGAGAAATTCGGACTGGCTGTTCTCGACCGGGCAGCAGTCGCACTAGGGTCTTACCTTGGTGGACCTGCGGGTGGCATGGCGGCTAAAGCTGCCATGGCCATTACGGTCGATTAAACTCTATAGTAGAGTATAAACACTATGAACCTCATCTGCACGCTATGCGTGCGGGTTCTGGTTCCAGCTCATGAAAAGAGTTTAAAATCGTTATCGCCCCGAGCAGATATAGCAATATATCTAAGGC